AGCATCAGCAAGGCGCTCGTTGGTGCCCAGGCCGATGTAGGCAAGGCGTTGAAGAACCAAGACAACGCGCACTTCAAGTCCCAGTACGCGGACCTTAGTGCTGTCCTTGAGGTCGCGAAGCCGGCTCTAGCGAAGCATGGCCTGGCCCTCACCCAATTCCCCGGCGAGGGCGAAGGCACGGTTACCATGAGCACACTCCTCCTCCATGAGAGCGGCGAATGGCTCCTGCTGCCACCGGCATCGATCCCCCTCCAGGCGAACACGGCGCATGGATACGGCAGCGCGATTTCGTACTTGCGGAGATACACCACGCAAGCGTGTCTTGGAATCTCAGTCGGTGTGTCGGACGATGATGACGGGAACGAGGCGACCGCCCAGGCCCCGAAGGCGAAGGCGCCGGCCAAGAAGGCGAGGGCCGCGTTCGTGAAGCCGGACCCAGCTAAGGTCGAGGCCGAATTGGAGGCCGCTATAGAAGAGCTCCTCGGTACGATTGCGGCCTGTGAAGTGAACGGCGAGGTCGAAGACCGCCACATCAAGTTGGCGCTGGCGGTAGTTGAAAAGCGCGGCACTGGCGCGAAGGGCAAGACGCCAATCGAACGCGTGAGAGGGGCGACCTCCTACCTGACCAAGCTACTTATGGCGGCTGGGTAATGCCGTGGATTGATCCTGGCGACCAGCGGCGAGGATCCAAGCCTACCCGGGAGGAAGTAGTAGACGAGGATCAGAGGAGCCTGTTCGATGCGGCACCGTCGCCGCCTACGGGGCCGGCGGCTGATCCCTATAGCCGCGAAGATGGGAAGCCCCCCGCATTCATAGAGTTCTTGGACAGCGAGGACGGTCCACCTTTCTGGCGAGCTTTGCAAGACGCCGCGCTAGATGCTTTCGCGCACAAGGAAGAGAGGTTCTCACCACGCGGCTTCCTAGCACATTACCGCGACACCAAGAAGGTGCGGTTGAACAACAATTTCAGCCCGTGGTTCGCGGATATGCTAGTGACCGAGCATCCCCAGCTTATCGATGTCATCGAAAGGCGCAAGAGAACCAAGGAGGGGCCGAATGGCTAATACCATTCGCGTCGATTGGCACGTTGCAGATGTCCAAGTGCTGTACGGCAAGTGGCTCGATCCTAAACAACTGGCCGAGGTGTTGGGGTGCTCGGAAGGGACACTGTCGGTCTATCGCAGCCAACGGAATCGAAAAACACAAAGGGAGTGGGGTCCAAAATTCCGCAAGTTGAAGAAACGTGGCGCGAGGGCGCGTGGTCAATTCGTCTTTTACAAGATGTCGGATGTCATCGCGTGGTTGGAGATCAGGCACTTTCGTCGCCTCCGGAAGGATCTCGAAAGGATCGACAACATCCTCGTCAGGATGTCAGGAATCACCCACACGCTCTCAACGAGCGCCAACATGAAGGAGCAACCAGATGGCTGATATCAAAGAGTACGAATTCTGCGAAGCGATCCGAGTCTTCGCACCGAACGAGAAGGCGCAATCGTTCATTCTCGCGAACATCAAAATCGACATCGCTGAGATGATCGAGTGGCTCGCCAAGAAGGCAGAAGCTGGGGAAGAGTCAGTGCGCCTGGATGTGAAGGTCAAAGATCCGACGAGGAGTTTCGTCTTCCCGCAGTGGGGTGAGGCTAGGCCCTTCGCTACCGTCAACACCTGGAAGCCGAAACCCCGTGGCGACTACGATGCCTCGGGATCGACGCCGGGAGCCCCGGGAGCCGATGATGAACTCGCCTTCTGACTTGTCGGCCCTGCAACTTGACATGAATAAGTTGTTAGAGTCGTGCGTCATGCACCTCGATCAGGCGCAGAAGGATGCGGAGAGGGTCCGCGCACGGCTCGCTAACTTGCCGTGGGATGTCGTAAACGAGCGCGGGCAGGGGTCGCTCGAAGCGGCACGAACTCACCTCCATGGTTGCGAGCAGGAACTCGCGCAAGCGAAGAAGCAGATAGAGCTCCAGAAGAATGCCGGGAAGGCGTAGGGGGCGCAGTCCCGAGGCACAGGTTAGCGCCGACATCCGCAGTTTCTTGGCGATGATGGGCATGGCTTGCTACTCGCTAGAGCAGGGCTACCGCAAGGAGCCTGGGGGGGTACGTCAGACCCCCGGGCTTGCTGATCTGTGCGTCTTCGGGCCGGATAAGTTCCCGTTCTTCGGCTGGGTCGAGGTCAAGGCCGGCAAGGGCAAGTTGCGCCCGAGCCAGGAGGCGTTCCAAGAGGAGTGCCGGAAGGCCGAGGTGCCACACGTTGTAGCCTATTGCGTGACCGATGTCTTCGATTGGCTGGTGGAGCACAAGGTCATCGAGGCCCAATGAGCACACCCGGGTTCATCCTGCTGAGTCGCGACATCCTCGACAAGGCGTCTCTGTGGGAGGGTTCTCCCGACGTTCTCAAGCTGTGGTTATTCATCCTCCTGCGGACCAACTTCGGCACGAAGGCGTACACCTACCAGGGCGTCGAGGTGAAGACCGGCCAGTTTCTACGCAGCTTCCGGTCCATAGCCGCCGATTGCGCCTATACGACTCAGAATAGGCGGGTCGAGTGGAGCCCGCCGAAGGTCGAGCGTATGGTCGCCGTCTTGGTGCGTGATGGCCGCATCAAAATCGTGAAGCACGGCAAGCCTAATGTCGGCACTCTGATCGAAGTCTTGAACTGGGATCACCGCCAGAGCGGTGCCTCGTTCCGCAAGGAGGGCGCGGCGAAGGCGCCGGCCAAGAAGGCACCCAAGAAAGCGCCGAAGAAGTCGAAGGGCGCCGACTACAGCCAACCGCTCTTTGATGTCTGGCTCAGTGAATTGAGCCCGAAGGGTCCGCACCCGAGCCTGACCCCGAAGAGGGCTCGCGTCTTGAATGCGCTCCATGCGGAGCATCTATCGAAGAACGGCGCCGATCCACTGCACCTCTTCCGAGGCGTCTGCCAGACGCTGAAGCGGTCGAAGCATCATATGTCGGTGCGAGCCTACCAGCTCCCGTGCTCGTTCTTGTCATCACCCGAGCGCCGTGAGTCATGGTATCTGCGGAGCCTCGAGAACCAACCAACCACCCAAAGCGGGGGGGTATCCCTCCAATGGAGCGTCGAAGATGAGTGATCTCGAACTACTTGACCTACCTGACGAGGAATACTTCGCGGCACCACGGGCGAGCAACAGCCTCCTAAGCGAATTGAAGAAGAGCCCCGCGCATCTCCAGCATGCGCTCGCGCATCCCTCGGAGCCGACACCGGCCATGCGGCTGGGCACCGCGTTCCATGTCGCTACCCTGGAGCCGCGCAACTTCGATGAGAGTTGGGCTCGGGGCTCCGAACTGAGCGGGCGCACGAAGGAGGGCAAGGCCGCGAAAGCCGAGCTCGAGGAGCGATACGACTTCGACAAGATCCTCAAGCCAGATGACTACGATACCGTATGCGAAATGCGCGAGAGGGTGCTCGGGCATCCGGTGGCTGGTCCGCTGCTCAGTGGGGTGAGGACCGAGGTTGCCGCCTTCTGGACAGACGAGCCCACCGGGATCGAATGCAAGGCGAAGATAGACGGGCTACCCGCCGATGGCGACTATCTCATCGATCTCAAATCGACGATTGATGCGAGCCCAGAACACATGGCAAAAGCGATCCACAACTTCGGCTATTACCGGCAAAGTGCCCACTACCTTTCTCCATTCGAGGACCGGGACAGGTTCATCATCATAGCCTGTGAGAAGAAGCCGCCGTTCGCGATGGCGGTGTACGAGGTCGCGCCGGCAGCGATCCGACGCGGATCGCTAGAGGTGAGATCCCTGCTCTCGGATTGGGCTCGTTGCATCGATGATTTCGGGTGGGACGCCGAGTGGCCGTCGTATCCGGAGGAGATCACCGAACTCGGGCTGCCCCCGTGGGTGCTATGAGCGACGAGAGCTGGGCGAAACATATCGAGGGTGCTTACGGCATGACGCCCGACGAGTACGAGGGGTGGAAGGCTGGCGGCTTCGAGCGTGGCGAGATGCCCGAAGCCGGCGGTGGTGCGTCTACGCCGATCAACCTCTTCGGTGACGAGTGGCTGGACTCATACGCGATAGAACAGGCCAACCCCCGGGTGCAGCCTACTAGCACAGGGATCGATTCCTTAGACAAAATCTGTAGGGACCAGGGGCAGGGCAAAGGCTGGGGGCCGCACCTAATTTGCCTTGCCGGCAACCCGGGCCTAGGAAAAACGACGCTTGCCTTAAGCCTGATCAGCGCGGCCCTGCGCCAGGGCAGATCGATCTGTATGATTAATTTGGAGCAAACGAATGTCCAACTAGCCACGCGACTGTACTCGGTTTATACGGGCACCAAGTTGCGCGACATCGAGAGCGGCGAGTTCAGCGAGTTGGCTTGGGACCGCACCCGCGAGCAGTTGGCTGATGTGCCGCCGCTGTATGCGCCGAAGGGGATCCTCACAAGCTGGGAGTCCATCCTGGCCTACGCATACTCCTGCTATGCGGCGGGTTGCACCTGGATATGCCTGGATTATTTGCAGTTGGCGACCACCGCCGGCTCGGACGCTTCCATCCATGACGCGACCGTCAAGGTGGTGACCGAGCTACGGAGGTTCTGTCTCGAGACAGAGTGTACGGTGCTGATGCTATCGCAGTGGAACCGCCAAGGATCGAGCAACTATGAAAATCCTCCTGTAGCCCAAAATCTTCACGGGGGTATGATGGTCGAGGCGTCATGCGATTTAGTGCTCGGTTTGGATCATACGAGGGTCAAGAGGGTGGGCAACTCAGGATTCTACTGGCTGCTCACACTGAAGAACCGTCACGGCCCTATCATCGATGGCGGGATCCCTATTGAGATCGACTTCTCGACCCTGCGATGCTCCGAGGGGTTGCCCTCGGATGAGGGTCAGTGGGGATGAGAGTCGGTAGCCTGTTCAGCGGTGTCGGCGGCTTCGATCTTGGCCTCGAGCGAGCCGGCCATGAGATCGTATGGCAAGTCGAATTCGACAAACAATGCCGGTCGGTGTTACGACACCACTGGCCGAACGCGGATCTTTACGAGGATGTGAATAATGTCGGACGAGCAACTCTCGCTCCTTGCGACATCCTCTGCGGTGGATTCCCTTGCCAGGATCTATCGGTGGCAGGAGGCCGTAAGGGATTGGCAGGAGAACGGTCAGGACTTTGGGGGGAGTTCCATCGCATCATTGGTGAGCTATCTCCCACCTGGCTACTCATCGAGAATGTCCCTGGCTTGTTGTCCTCGAACGAAGGACGGGACATGGCCGTCATCGTTCACGGGCTGGAAGAGTTGGGGTACGGGTGGTCCTACCGGATTCTTGACAGCCAGTATTTCGGCGTCCCCCAACGCCGCCGTCGAGTCTTCATTGTCGGACATTCTGGAGGAGTCTGTGGACCCGAAATACTTCTTGAGTGCGAAAGCGTGTACGGGGATATTGAGGAGGTCGGAGAAGCGGGGGAAGAAGTTGCCGGAACGTCTGGAGAGGGCTCTCAAGGACCGGATATAGATAGTCCCTTTGTCTTCCGGAAGGCCCAGAAGGCGCACGACCCTGATGACTGCGAACGGTGGGAAGACGCCGACAAATCCAATACGCTGTCGGCACATGGGACCACAACGAGAGAGGTGGCGCTTGTCGAGACTTACCACGATCTCGCACCTACGATGTTCGCGTCTGGGGCCGGTGTGGAGCGTGTTGCGTCAGCCGGATCAGAGGCGCAGTTCATTGTCGGCGCAATCCAACAGGTGCAATGGGCGAGTGGTGGAGGAAAAGTGCTAAACGACTCAGCCCAAACCCTCCGGAGTGGGGCCGAACACAACTATCAATTCCTCAACACCGCAATCCCCCGGCGACTGACACCAACCGAGTGCGAACGGCTGCAAGGATTCCCAGACGATTGGACACGCTATGCGGATGATGGCACTGAGTTGGCTGACGGGCCACGCTATCGCATGATGGGCAACGCGGTGACCGTGAACGTGGCCGAATGGATCGGGCGACGGTTGCCCAGTGAGGAGGGCTGATGGCCCACATGAAGGCTGTAAGGCTACTGACCGCACTCGAACTCATGCCGTTAGAGGATATCAGCGAGGACGCCGAGCAGTGGCGGCAGGATATCAGGGAAGCGATAGAGGAGCTCGAGGGGCCTACAGGACTGCCGGCTGACGATCCGCTGCGGTATGATGAGGATGGTAACTTGATCACGAGGGAGAGGTTAGAGCGGAGACTCCAAACTATTATTGATTCATGGCCCACATTCGGATTAAGCGAGGGAGCACTATGGCAGGACAGAAGCTGACCAGGACAATCGGGAGGAAGCTGACAGCCTTTGGCGAGGACGAGATCTTCTCGCTCTATTTGCGTTGGGGTGGCGTGCGACCGCTGCTGAAGAATATGCCGAAGAAGATCGGGCCTGTGTCCACCGGCGTGTTCTACGCCTGGTTGAAGGAGACGCCCGAGCGGATCGGCAAGTGGCAGATGGTGCAGGAGATCCAAGGAAGTAACTGGGCCGAACAGGCGCTAGAGATAGTCGATGACGCAGACGCCGAGAACGTCCAGGTCGCTAGGCTCCGAGCCGATACGAGGAAGTGGTTGGCCGAACGGTTCAATCGCAAGCAGTTCGGTAAGCCCGAGCTCGCAGCCACGGTCGGTATCACGATAGGCGACGAGTTCCTCGAAAGCCTCAAGAAGGTCGAGGAGTGGGCACAGGCTAAGAGGGTGGCCGCGCCGGAGCCGGAGGAGGTGGAGGAGGCCGACTTCGAGGTGATCGACCTTGAGTGATACGGGGGGCGAGAAAATCACCCTGTCGGCGTCAGAGATGGCGTTCGCCGCTTTCTCTGGGGTAGCGCGGGAGGCTGCGAACCGAGCGGACGGCAGGGGACGGGCAGGTGCCTTCAGCAAAAGCGGGTGGGACACACACATTGAGGGAGCTTGTGGCGAGTGCGCGGCGGGGAAGTGTCTTGGCGTGTACTGGCCACCTGGGATGGGCACGATGAAAGGGCCAGACCTGCTCCACTGCATCGAGGTTCGGACGACGCCCGGGCACAACTACCGGCTCCCAGTCAAACGGACTGACCCAGAAGATCGGTGGTTCGTCCTGGTCACAGGCACCGCGCCAGTATTTTTTGTTAGGGGATGGATCGGCCCCGACGAAGCGAGGCGGGATGAGTGGTGGGACAACACAATCGAGTATCCCAATTGGATGGTGCCTCAGTCCGCACTTCACCCGATTGGCACACTGCTAGACGCGATACACCATTCACGGGAGGGAGTTTGATGGATGACGCAGATATCAGGACGCTGACCGAGATGGCTGCTCTACACGCACACTTGCTGGAGGGGGGACACAACCTCGCGGCTAGGAAGACCCGCTACGCGCTTGCAGCCTTCTTTGATGCTACCCTCGACGCTATGAGGGCCATCGATGGTGGGAAGGCTGACGTTCGGGGAGAGAAAGGGTAAGGGGGATGCGACGATTAGAGCCATCTCCCACCCACCGCCCTGGAACCGATGCCCGTGCGCGAGAACGGGCCGGCCCGAGGGGGCCAAGTCGTTGCGGGGCAAGGACTTACGGCCCTTGGGCCTGTGGCCATGCGATCAAACCACCTCGATCTACCCGACTGGCCCAGTCGGTCGGCGCGGGCGTCCGATGACGCGACCGCAGGTTAATGTGGCATCGCGAAGTTGGGGCCGATCCCGTAAGTCATTGCGGGGCAACGACTTCAGATGTTTACCAGGTTAACATAATGGCTATTATACGAACTTTCGGGCTTTTTTCGGGCTTTTTTCGGAAAAAAAGACCCCCCCCTCGAAACATTGAGGCCCGGGATATTGATTTGCTCAACACACACAAACCCAGGAATGGCACCTTTCTCCCCAAAATTTTCTCACAATCAGGAGGCGACGAATGGCGACTAACGGCGTAGACATCGTGGAGCAGTTACGGGGCCGGGCGAAGTTTTACCATGTAGGCGACCCAGTCAGAAAGGACATGGAGGCGGCTTGCGAGGAGATTGGCGATTTGCGGATTAAGGAGTTTCTGATGCAAGCCATTATCGATGAGGCAGAGAAGCACCTGGACGGCGTGACAGGGGACGGCCTGTCCCGTGTCCCGTCCCTGTCTGTGGTTAATGCGGCATCTGTGGGCGCGTGGCTAGACGCGGAGGGCATTAAGCTGTTGCCGTGGCAGCGCAAGCGTTTGGGGCTGGCTCCTCCTCCGAGGGAACCCATCGAGACAGGTGTCTAGGGGGGGTTCCGTACGGGGTTCCGTACAGGGGTTCCGTACACCTATACATAGCCACTAAGTGGCTTACCAAAGCCATTTAACGGCTACGGGTACAGGGGAACCGTACAGGGGTTCCGTACGGGGTTCCGTACACCTACCCTAGTTAAGTGCCTGTACAGCAACAACTTAGAAGTCTCTAATAAGTAAGTAAAAGAACAAGTAAGTAACTAACTACATATGGGGGGTGTTTAGGTGAAGGAGTTTTACGGCAATGGCACGAGGCGTAAGGGGCACCCGTGCCCCGAGATCGCCGTGGCCTGTGGTGTGATCACGACGGCGATCAAGGATATGCGTGGCGTTGAGGCCAAGCACATCCGCAATCGCATTGAGGCCACGGTCTGGTTGGCGAGCAAGGCGGCGACGTTGTGGTTTGATGCCGCTGGTGTTGGGCAACCCTACGCACTCACCGGGATGGATTGGCCGGTCCATGCTCGGCACTTACTTGATGGCGAAGCTGGTCGGATGCCATATTGGGATGGTGATGAGTCTTTGCGTTCCAGGGCGATATCGCCTGGGCAGTCGAAGCTGTTGAGGGACGGCCTGGACTACTTCGAAGGCCACCGGAGGGTTGATGGCGGCACCACGGCTGAATGACAGTTCCGAGGTCACGATACCAGTGCGTAATCTGATCGCGCTCATCGCGGCCACTGCGGTAGCAGTCACGGGGTACTACCGGGTTGGCGAGCGGTTGAGTGTGTTGGAACGCAACGCAGAGCTATCAGCCGTCCAGATCGAAGCCAATTCAGAGTTTCGGATCCTATGGCCGAGAGGGGAGCTTGGAAGTTTACCGGCAGACGCAGCCCAATTCCAGATGCTCGAGTTCCATCAGCTTGCGTTGGACGAGATCCGCGCCGAACTTGATGGGCGTTGAATAACTGATGCCACCTCTCATGGCGTTCATCATTGGGGCTTTAGTCGGCAACCTCTTCGGGATGTTCTTGATGGCGATGCTCGTAACCGCTGCCCGCGCTGGTGAAGATGCCGTATCGTATAAGAGGTAAGGAGGTCGAGGTGAGTCGCCCCGAAGGCTGGGTTGTCCTCAAGGCGCATCGCAGCGCAGCGATGGCGAAGAAACATCTCGCCGCGCTCAAGGCGAACGTCCGGCACGCTTCGCGACGGAAGCGGAAATAGGATGCCACACCCAGGTCATCGTTATGGAGGGTTGCTGAATCAGCCTGATCCTGATCCCACGGGGTGGCCGCGCACTCGGTTGCCGCCATCGCTGCTCACGGCTGCGGAGGAATGGGGGCAGAGCCCCGAGGGCCTAGCGGATCCGGTGCTGCGGCAACAGGAACTAAACCGGCAACGTGCGATGGCCGGCGACCCGAACCACGCATCGATTGGACCTCCCGAATTCCGGCATTCCGTCCCCGGTCGGATCCTGGACAATCTGCGCTACACGATGCCGCGCATGGTGAGCGACTTCGGAAAAGGCGCGGGCCGTGAGACTCCGCGTGGCCTACTCGATCTTGCCCGCACCCTCGGCGCTGAGTCGGTGGGTGGCCCCGGCGGCTGGATAACGGACATCATCGACAGCCCCGCCGCCCCTCGAGCTCCGGACACAGCCGCCGGCAGGGCTGGCGGCTTTGCTGGGATGTTGACGAGCGAGATTGTTGGCGGTCTCGGCGCCGATGCTGCGGCAGCGGTACGCGGCGTCCGTGAACTGCGGGATCCGGAGGGCAGCAGAGCGACAGGTTCGCTTGAACTGCTCTCGGCTATCCCCGGGTTTGGCCTGTTGGCTGCTGGACCGCTGAGAACAGCGAGGATGGCCGCAAGGATCGAGGCCGAGACCGCACAGGCCGCACAAGCCGCACGAAGGGCTGCGCGGGACGCAGCCGATCCCCTTGACGATCTCGGGATGCGGGCCTCTACGAGGGTGGAGCCTTCCCGCCCACCTCCTGGAGAGCCGGCGACGATTGGCCCCGAGGTCGTTAGGGATCCCGAGCTCGCATCTCTCGCTGAACGGGCGCGAGAGTTGGACGCTACGCCGAATACCGTGCGTGCGCCGAGAACTCGGGAGAGGCTCGAAGGGGTCCGCACAGCCGGAACCCCCGGGAGGGGCATAGCGAGTGTCCGAGAGTTGGATCAGACCGAGGCTGTGCGGCAAGCCAGGGGGGGAGCTCACTTGGTGCGCGGCACGGACGGTCAATATGTTGGTGCTCCCCGTGGCATGGACTCGCCTGGCGCCTTGCGTGCTCTCCGTAGGAGGTTGGACAAGTTATCTGTGGAGGGCGAGTCTGGTCGCGATTGGTACGATGCGAGTGAGGCCGGGAACCTTGAGATCGCTGGTCCGCACGCTGATCGCACAGCACTGCTCGCTGCGGAACAGGGGTTGTGGAGCGCGGGAGCGACCCCAGACGTAAACCTTGGTCATGTCATCAAAGGCCACAATGCCTACGAGGCAGGAGCCCCCGTACAGGTGGGAAGGTGGCCGCGCACTCAGGGCCAGCGGTACATCGACGCGAGGGACGCAGGGGGTGTGCCAAGCGGTGGCCCCAAGACCGGCATCTACGGCGGGCACAACGATCCGTTTGTGGGCAGCCCCATCACCGGGACCAACGATATCTGGCACGCGAGGGCGTTCGGCTACACTAACACAGACGGCTCGTTGTTCGACCGGGGATTGAGCCCCCAAGAACACGCATTTATGGATGCGGAGACGCTGCTATCTGCGGAGAGGATGAACACATCGAGAAGCACCGATATATGGGATGCGCGAGGTAGTCAGGCCGCGATTTGGGTACGCATGAAGGGTGCGGCCTTGGCGGAGGAGAAGGGGTGGACTTTAGCAGAGGGAATAGCCGAGGCGCGGAAGAGTTACCCAGATTACTTCGATAAGAACACGCTTAGTGCGACCTACGAAGCTGTGCCTGGTGTGGACACCGGCCATCTTCCTGGGACAGAGGGCATGGCCTGGGCTCAGAGACAGGCGTATACCGACGAGGTGCCGTGGACTACCCAAGCTGGCAACGATGTGATCGCTGACGAGTTGGGTATGTACAGCCAACGCACCACACCAGGCACAGGCTACTTTGAGGGAGATGTTAACCCGAATTTGACCGCCC